TCTCGCCGATCGGAAGGACGACTTGGCCTTTTCGAAGGCTTTGATGTCCAACTCTATCTTTGTCGATCTGGTCCATAATCTGAGCCAGATTTACGGGTAGAGTTCTCCCCGACTCAAGAAATTGAGCGGTTTATATAAATCTTCTTTTGGAGTATATATGACCGATGTTAGAAAGTCGCGTAATGCGGCTAGCTATGCAGCGCAGGCTCTTTTCGGAGTCTGCAAACACGTTGATACACCCAAGAGTTTAGGGATCTGGTTACGATACGAGTTGGCTCAAGATGAGCTTGCCCGTGTTTCGATAGATCCCGGCTCTTATGATGACGCAGCCACGTTTTTCAAAGATTATGCTTGTGTTAACCTCCTTCGTAAATATGAGGGACTAGACACCGGTATTGATACTGAACTCGTGGCACTCCAAGCCTTTGACAAGGCGGAAGAGCAATGTCGAGTCGTGAACGGTCACCTTTCTAAGTTCGCATCTACCGGTCGGATCGACCGGGTTGAGCATAAAATCCTTTTACGTGCTCAACAACTTATTGCGGATGTCTGGGGTGATCCGTCTTTCGACGAGATGTTCCGTCATTGCGGGTGGGGTCCTGGGTCTACTGCTACCCTTAGAGGTGCTAGATCCACAACGGAAAGTAAGATGTCTGAGTTACCTTTATCAGCAACTCCGTCCGCCCTTCCTTACCTAAAGCAGGTCCTTAAAACCGATCTGCTATGGTTAGGACACTTACTTAAGTGTCAGGTAGACGGCCCGGCATGCTTAATGCCCCAGTGCTTTAGTCAGATTGACTTCAGCAGGCTGCTGACTGTTCCTAAAGACGCGAAGACCGACAGAGTCATAGCTGCCGAACCGACTGGAAATATTTTTCTCCAGAAGGGAATCGGGGGCTACCTACGTCGGCGCCTTCGCAGATATGGTGTCAACCTGGACGACCAAACCAGGAATCAGGTGCTTGCCGAAACTGCGCAGACATCTAAACTTGCTACGCTCGATTTGAGTGCAGCGAGCGATACTGTATCGATAGGGCTTTGTAGGGCTCTATTACCTCCTGATATGTTCAAGATTCTCGATGACTTGAGAACCCCCAGCTTTTGCTGGAGCAAACAATTCTTCCGTTTCCATAAGTTTTCATCTATGGGTAATGGATTTACGTTTGAACTTGAATCTCTTATCTTTTGGGCGATTTGTAAATCCGTCCAGCAGGTGAGAGCATGTCAGGGCCCAATTGGTGTGTATGGGGATGATCTCATAGTCCCCCAACCTATCGTACAAGAAGTGATCAC